TGCTACTTATGAAGAAATCGCTACAAAGTATGGTGTCGGAAGCAGGGAGCGAGCAAGACAAATTATAAATATACTAAGATCAGAGGGAAGATACGCATTAGAAGCAAGAAGCGAGGAGAAAAGGATATTAAGGCTTGACAGCAAGTATGGAAACTTTGATGCGGAAAAAGAAGTTTTAAAGAGGTATAAAGATTCAGATTATTACGATTGGAGGAATGGTCTCGCTAATTACAAGGTAGCACAAGTAAGATTAGCTGAAAAAAGACTCAGACTAATAGGTAAGATTTTTCCTAGAGCAAACAGAACAAGCAGAGAACTTGATTATACGCACAGATATAAATTCATTAAAGAAATGAAAGCTAAGGGTAAAACCCTCGATCAAATAGCAGAAGCGCTGAACCTAAGCACAGTAAGAGTCTCTCAACACTGTAAAGAAATGAGAGAACTTGGCTATCAATTTGAAAGAAGCGCACCGCCTAGTCTTTTAGAAGCTACATCTTTATCAGAGAAGGAAATTAAAAGAAGAAGCGAAATGATTATGGAAGGAATGAGAACAAGCAAACCAATGAGGATTATAGCTAAAGAAATAGGAATGAATGTTGCTAATGCGTATAGGCACAAATCAAAATATATCAATGAAGAAATATATGAGGATTGGTTAAAGAAACAATGAAATATACAAACAAACACAACATACCGAAAGAGATTATTAGGGCAGTAGAAAACGATAACTACTCTAAAGGAGATTCAATTAAGTCTATAACTGGATTACTCCAACCTCCACAAATATCTATATTAAGCGAGCATCATCAAGAAGAACTAACCGCAGATATATCTGAAAGGATATGGATTCTTTTGGGACAGAGTGTTCATACCATATTGGAAAGAGCCAATGAAGGAAAAGAAGATACGCTTGTAGAAGAAAGAATGTATGCCAATGTTAAGGGGTGGAAAATAAGCGGACAGACAGATAGCATTTCATTAGACGACAATACTCTTAAAGATTATAAAGTAACCAGTGCGTGGACAGTTATGAACGCATTGAAAGACGAGAAACCAGATTGGGTGCAACAATTAAATTGTTATGCGTGGCTAGCAAAACAGCAAAGTGGGAAAACTATTGACCAGTTAAATATTATTGCGATCAGCAGGGATTGGTCAAAATTCCAGTACGAAAGAAGTGGTGGTGATTACCCTCCCGCACCAGTTACAGTCATCAATATCCCTATGTGGACTGACGAAGAACAACAAAGCTTTATAGAAGAAAAGGTTTCATTTCACCAAGAAGCGGAAGCAGACTATCTCATTAATGGCACATTGCCAGAGTGTTCTGATGCTGATAGGTGGAAGAAAGAAGATACTTACAGAGTCATCAAGAAGGGTAGAAAGAGCGCCTTGCGTGTCTTGGACTCTCAAGAGGAGGCTGATAAGTATATAAGTGGTCATAAGGACGAGAAAGACTTGAGTGTAGAGGTGGCTTTAGGAAAGTCTGTTCGATGCGAAAGTTATTGTCCTGTGGCTGAATTTTGTAATCAATATCAAGAGGAGAAACTTATGAATATTGAAAAAGAAGTGGGGGTGAGTAATGGCTGATAAAGAACTTACTTTCAAGGAAATATGGGAAACATTACATAATGTAGATGTCTCTGAATACACCGAAGAAAAGATGAACTTAACCTATCTTTCTTGGGCGAGAGCATGGATGTTACTTATGGAGCATTATCCAGAAGCGATCTATAGTTTTGTAGATTACGATGGGATTCCATACAGGACATTACCAGACGGAACAGCAGAGGTTATAACTCAAGTACAGATTGGCAGTCATCTTAGAAGTATGTCGCTTCCAGTTATGGACTATAAGAACAATCCTGTTGTCAACCCAAACGCAAGACAAGTTAATGACAATAGACAAAGATGCTTGGTTAAAAATCTTGCAATGTTTGGATTAGGCATGAGTGTCTATGCCGTATGGGACGATCATCTGCCGAGTGAGGAAAAAGATGAACAACCTAAAAAGAAAAAGACCCCTCCTAAAAAGAAAGCTGAGGCTAAAGAAGAACCTAAGCCAGAAGTAAGCGAGGAAACTTTTAATGAAGCATGGGCAGATACTTTTCTTGAAGCTACTGAGAAGTTAATTGTTATGCAAGAAACCAAAGAAGAATTAACTGGTTTCTACAAAGCAAATACAGAAGCAATAGCTAGGCTGAAAACAGATTTTCCATTACATAAGGAAAAACTAGATCAGATATTTAAAGATCATGCTGAATCGCTTGAAGATAATAGCCAAGAAAATAAGGAGTAAATTATGGCATACGAAGAAAGACTACAATCAGACGGAGCAATCTATACCAATAACTATAAACAGACTGATAAACAACCAGACTGGACAGGTAAAGTTGCTTTAACTAAGGGACTCTTAAAAGAGTTGGTAAACAAAATAAAAGAGGAGAAAGGGGATAGCGTAGAAATGCGAGTTGCCTTGTGGAATAGAACCTCTAAGAATGGCAACGAATATAAATATGCCAGATTGGATATTCCTCAACAACAACGACAACCAGAACCTAAGCCAGAACCAGAGGTGGAGCAATTTTCTGATGACGACATTCCGTTTTAATAATCAATCCAAGAAAGAGAGCGAGATTTCTCGTTCTCTTTTTAGGAGTCCGACAATGACAAAAAGACCAAAACTAAAACCAAGAGTTAAAAAGTTTTATGAAAGAAAACTCAAGGCTTATGAAAATAGAAAGAAAAGAGAAAAGGAGGATTAAGTAAATGGGTAGTGATATTTTTAAATACGATGATAATGCCGATTACGATACTAACTATGCAAAATGGCGGTACATGAACAACGATGAAAAGGTGAATTTTGGAGAGGACATTTATCCAGAAGAAGTTGCACAAAGAGTTTTCAATGAAATGTACGGAGCAAAACTTGTTAAACAAAAACTATTGGGGAGGAAAAGAAAATAAATGAGTAAATTTATAACAGAAAAAGAACTTAAAAAGAATGGCTGGACTGTTGTTCCGCAAGGCGTGTGGTTTGGTATTGATTATGCTGAGTCCCATAAAACAAATGTATTAAATAAACTTACTGATCTATTAGATTTAGATACAGAAGCAGAGGGTTATAACTTTGTTGTATGTGCGTATAAGAAAGAGGAGGGAAGCTAATGGGGAATGAAATTTATTATGTTGGCATTTCAGAAGAAAAACCAAAAACCTATGACGGGTATATAGAAATATTAAGGGAAGTTAGAGCGATCATACGCTCTGAACCTTTGGGGGAGATTTCAAAAGATAGCCTTATAACTAAGATAGATAACTTTGAAACGATTATTGGTGAAATGTTATCTGGCAGAGAAGAACAAGCATACCAAGAAAGGAGAGATAATGACGATACCAGTTGAAGAATCATGGATGCACCAGATTAGAAAGCTGGCACCTCTTATAGAGAAAACTGAGTACGAAGTTTTTAAGTGTGAAGCAGAGGTTAAGAAGCTACAAGCAACCTTAAAACTAAAGGCACTAGCAGACGGAGTAAAAACAACATCAGCACAAGAAACATGGGCAGAGTCTCAGAATGAACTATACGATTCAAGACTTAAAGTTGGAGTTGCTAAAGGTGCTTTATCTGCTTTGAAGGTCAGTCTTAAATCTTTAGAGATAGGATTTGAGGAGTGGCGAACTAAGATGGTTAATGAGCGAGAAGAAAGAAGGAGATATGGCGCTTAAAGGCAGACAGCCTAACATGGAGGAGGCTAACCACATGAGCAGTGTAGTTGATTTGGGGTGCATAGTTTGTAGAAACAATGGACTCTATACTCCAGCAGAGATTCATCACACCGAAGGAAAGACGAAGCCTAACGCTCATTTAAAAGTGCTTCCTCTTTGCTTTCCTCACCACAGAATGGGCGCACAAGGCAAAGGAAACGACCCTGTAAGCAGACATCCATACAAGAAACTGTTTGAAGAAACCTACGGAACAGAGGAGGAACTTCTTAAACAAGTTGATGAACTGTTAAAGAATAAAGAATTTTATGATGAACTGGACGATCTACCTTTTTAGTTATTGCAAATACAACAGGAAACTAAAATGTTTCTATAGGAATATAAAATATTTACTGGTATATGATAAACACTGAACTTAACATGATTTACAACGAAGATTGTTTGGAAACAATGAGCAGAATGGATAACGATTCAGTTGACCTAGTAATTACATCACCTCCTTACAACATGAATTTAAGAATTAGAAATGGTGAGTATTGTTCAAGACAAATAGTTGACGAGTTTAGTACCAAGTATCAAAACTTTGACGATAATTTACCTATTGAGAAGTACAACCTATTTCATACAAAAGTTTTAAAAGAGTTGTTGCGAATTAGTAATCTTGTTTTTTATAACATACAAATAGTTACAGGTAGCAAAAGATCAGTATTTAAAATGATAGGAGATTTCTCCGAATATCTAAAAGATATTATCATTTGGGACAAAGGGGTTTCTCAACCAGCTATGCAAGAATTGGTATTAAATAGACAGTCAGAATTGTTATTGGTGTTTGAGAAAGACAATGCTATTAGTAGGCAGTTTAAAAGTGCCAAGTTTGAGAGAGGTACATTGAATGATGTTTGGCAAATTCCTCGTCCTAATAAAGAAGATTCCTCGCATGGAGCAATTTTCCCTACTGAATTAGTTGCAAAGATATTAGATAACTTTAGTAATGAATATGATGTTATATATGACCCTTTTATGGGAACTGGTAGCACCGCAGTTGCTTGTAAAATGATGAATAGAAATTATATAGGCAGTGAAATAAATGATTCTTACATAGATATTGCAGAGGGTAGAGTAGGTAATAAAGGACAAACATGGCTATTTTGAAAAAAGGAACAGGCGGAAACGCAGCGCTGACGCAGCGAAGAAAATATTATTATTTACCAGTAAATAAATACAACAGGTAACAACAACACAGCAGTAGGTAAAAACATGAGCAAAGGAGACAAACAACGACCAATGGATATTTCAAGAAAAACTTTTGAAGAAAACTTTGATCGTATATTTAAAGATAATAAAAAGGAAAAAAAGAATGAAAACACAAAGCGCAAAAGCGAAAGGTAGGAAGCTACAACAATGGTTTACTAAGTTGCTTGTAGATGTGTTGGGTTTAGATGAAGAAGATATGGAGTCAAGACCTATGGGAAGTCAAGGTGAAGATATAATTATGGGGAAATTATCTCGTAGTCGTTTCCCTTATTCAATAGAGTGTAAGAATCAAGAGGCAGTTAATGTGTGGAAGGCTTATGCTCAAGCAGAAGAAAACTGTAAGGGATATGAACCATTAGTGGTTATTAAAAGGAATAGAAGCAAACCGCTAGTGTTAGTGGATGCTGAACATTTTGTGGGATTGTTTGCAGACAATAGAGATGAAGAAGAACTACTAAAGCAACAAGAGGCGCTTAGTAGAATGGAGGAAGAAAATGCTTGAAGATCAATTAAAAGAACAGTTGCAAGAACGCAAAAAGAAATGGTGGGCATGGCATAAAGATAACCCTCAAGTATGGAAAAAGTTTGAGGAATATACTCTGCAAGCTATTGAGAGTGGTAGGAAAAAGTATTCACAATGGGCAGTTATTAATCGTATTAGGTGGAACGCAGAAGTAGAAACTAAAGGTGGGGAATTTAAAATCAGTAATGACTATATATGTTTCTATGCAAGGTTATTCCATGCTCGTTATCCAGACTACAATGATTTCTTTAGCTTAAAACCTCTTAAAGAGGAAAAGATGATTGCCGAATTAGTTACCGAGAGAAACTCTTGGGACATCAGCTCTCTGCCTGAGAGCAGGAACAATAGCTAATCTTCTATCTCGTCTAGCTTCTAGTTCCCTCAACATATCTGCTTTAACCATAGGGGATATATCTGTTCTCCTAAGCAATCTATCTCTCTGCCTTCTCCAGTTTTCCATAAACCTATTAATAGCATTAACTTGACCCTTAACATTAAATAGACCTCTGTGATGCTCTCTATAAGCCGCTAATTCATCCATTCTTCCTTGTGTTCTTAAATCATTAAGGGTAGTAGTTGCACCTTGCACTTCTTCTCTTAATTCATAGAAAGATTGTTGCAGTCCTCCGCCTTTATCATTGTCAATTAAGAACCTTTTTATTACAGGAATACTATTAATGTTAGATGGCATTAAAGGAGTGCCTGTAACGCTTCTGGCAGTTACATCCATTAAGTCTAATAAATAGCCTCCTAGCGTGCCTGTATAGCCTTGTATTAAGTGTTCTAGTTTCATGGGGGATATATTAAAAAACTCCCCTATAACCCTAGCTATTTCATTAGTTGATTGTCTAGCTTGATAGGCTGGTTCTTCTTTTTGTTTGTAGTATGGAACTATCTCTGTGTTAGTCCATGAATTTCTATTTATTATCACCTCAAACAAAGGCTTAACCGCTTGTATGCCTATGTCTCCGCTTAAAAAAGGAACATTAGCTGATGTTCCAATTTGTCTTTTTATAGACTCGAAGGGATTTTTTTCTACTTGCCTGCCTATATACTCGTCTATAAGTCTTTCTGGTAAAGCCTTAAACAACATTCCTACTTCAAACGGAATAGGCAGTTTAATTGTATAATCAAATGGAGTTGGTATTAACCAGTTGTCATCTCTAACTTCTCTTTTAACCTCTTTGTATTCATCTGTATCTGAAACCATTGCATAATAAGCAGCAGTAATTGCAAACATAATACTGCCTCTAGCCCAAAAACCCCTGATAATTCTGCTCTGAACATCCTCTAAAGTTTCTCCTTCTCGTTGTTTTGCTATTGCAGAATATTGCCCTGATGCTGAACGCCACAAGACATCGAGACCTTGTATTCTTGCATTAAGAAAAGGAACAGCCGAAGTTAAATATCTGAACAGAACTGAATTGCCTCTACGACCAAAGTTAATAATCTCTAACGCTTGATAGGCGGCTTCTGATTGAGCTTGAGCCTCTGTAGCTCCTTGTTCTTTTAAGTTGTTATAAACAGCTTTATACACACCTAAACGAGTTGCTCCGTCTGATTTAGTTGTTAGTCCTCCTAAACCATCCCAAATTTTAAAAAAGGCATCTTTAGCTGTTATTCCGTTATCAGGTGACAGTCCTTCTTTTCTTCTGGCTCTAGCCATTAACTCAACAATTTCACCTTCGTCATTGGCAAAGTCATAACCACCGATAATTCCAAACCTTTCCAGGTCAGACATATCATCCATCATTCCTTTAAATGTATCTACAATAGGAGTGAAGTTACCTTCGCCAAAACCAACATTACCAGCTGTAACAGCACTAGATAAAGTATCTCTAAGAAGGTTTACAACAACAAATCCTGGGTCTCTTGTTACTGTATCTCTTAATAATCCCGCAGGTGCTTGTAATATTTTTGTTATTAAGTCTGTGCTTACACCACCAATACCTCTCATGGCTTCATAAACTTCATAGTCATCTACTAAATAAAATTCTTTTCTGCCATTTTCAAATACTGGTATTGAGATTTGTCCAGAAGCTTCTTTAGCCGAGACCTTTCGAGCCATTCCGTTGTCAACAAAGTCTTTCATTAGTTTAGCTGCGCCATCATTTTTCATGGAGGCAGTCAAAATTGATAATGAATTTCTTGCTATAGCTTCTAAGGGAGGTACATTTATTTCTTTTTCAGAACCCTTCATGTTTATATTTAAAGGGTTGTTAGGAAGCATACCACCACCTATTTTTGGTGCAGTAATATCCCCTGTTTCATCTACCATATCCCTGTAAAAAGGATAATAACTGGAATGTTCTCTCCATAATTCAGATTGTTCTGGACTTAATAAACCTTTAGATTCAGCAAAACTAATTAACGCATTATTCCATTCTTGATAGTTATTATAAACTTCTACTACTACAGGAAATCTAGCTTCTATTTCTGCTATTTGTTCTAAATCTTGTGAAGTAATTGGTGAGGCTATCTCTTTACCCTGTTCATTTAAGCTTTTTTGTCTTTTAAGTTTTGCATAAATACCAAACACACCTTCTAAATCAACACTAGGGTCCATAAATAATGGAGCTGTAAATTGCATTAAACCGCCAGTTCCAGTATCTCCATCTATAAATGGGTTGTAACGGGTACTTATTTTAAAATCTACAACATTTGTTAATGAAGCCATCCCATTAACTTTATCGACAGGAACGCCCTTTAAAAGCATTTGATTAAATATACCTCTTGCTCTATCTGCCAATCTAAGTGCAGCTATTGCAGACGTATCAGCTAAATTACTAAATAAACCTGCTTCTTCATTGCCAAATCCCCTATCGCCTAATTTAATTTGTGCTTTTACTATTGGATCAAGTTTATCTACTAAAGCCGTTCTAAAACCACTGAAAGCTTTTTTTATGGTTACGCTATCGTCTGTTTCATCAAGAAGCCTAGCACCCCAAGATTTCTTATGTTTATATGTAGGTTGACCAATTCTTTCAGCAGTGCCTTGTAAAAATTCAGGCAATGTAGGTCTGGAATATCTTGGAATATCATCAGGAGCTTCTACGGAAGCATCTTCATTAAAGTCAATAGCAGCCTTTAAAGCCACGTCAGAGGCGTTTACATTGTAATATGGCACTTCACCTCTAGGTGTACGCTTAACGATCTCTACAGCCTTTTCTGTGGCTTCTCTGAGCTTTATATTTTCATTAGTATTTTTATTATCTGCAAACCTAGTTCCTCTTGAGAATAAAGGTATTTGTTCTGGTTCAGGAGAAGGCAATCTATCAAACTGTTCTTGTAATGAATCTCTTTCAGCATACAATTTATTTAATCTGATATTCAGTTTTTTCAAATTAGCTTGACTCATTAATGCACTTTCTTGTCTTTTCTCAGACTCAAGAGGCATTATTCTTCCTTCAATTTCACTCAACTGATTTAATATTTGTTGTTGCTCTGGAGTAAATCTTTTTCTTATTTCGTAATCAGCAACAGGGGGACCGAAATCGACACGCCCTGACATTTCCCGCCCTCCCAAAAGAGGTGCAATTTGTTTTTGACTAAGATTAGTAAATCTTCCAGCTTGCAATAAAAACTCTGAAAATGCAGTACCTTGCTTAGCAGGAATATTAAGAAGCTTCCTTAAAGTTTCAGTAAATTTATCCCATAAAGATTTCTTTCCTCTAGGAGAATATGGTATTGACTCCATAAACTCTTGAAACTTTCTATCAGTAAACCCTACTGCCAATAATTCTTGTACGTTTTTAGTGCCGTATTGAACATAAAAATCTATGTCCTCGCCAGCTCGTTTTTTTGCATTAATTTCTTCTCTTACTCGTTTTCTTATTTTCTCCAATTCTACTAAATTTTCTTTTGTTTTAGCATCAGCATTAAAGTCATAAGTTGCAGCTTGCGTTGTTTGATGAACTAACTCATGCAATACTGTTTCAAGATTAACGCCATCTACTCTTGCTCCTGTTTCTCCTCTTGGATTTCCCATGTCAGAGATATAAACTTGTTGTCTAGTCCCTCCTTCATAAGAAAAAGGAGCATAAGAAACTCCATGCCAATTAAGACTTCCTCCTTTATGACCTGGAATTGATAAGCGGTCAGTGCCTTTTGTAATAATACGAAACTGAAAATCTATTTTTTTCATTCGCCTTAGTTTTTTAACTTGCGTTAAAAGCCTATCAGCAATAACTCTATAGTCTTTGCTTGGTGCGTTTTCAGACAACCATGTTAAAACATCTTCACTCTTTACATGACCATAACCAAACTCTTGTATTATGGCTGCTCTTTGAGCTTCTAGCTGTTCTTTGGTTTGTGCTCTAAAATTAAATATTGAGCTTCCAGTACGACCTAAACCGCTAGGAGTAATCACAACTCCAGTTATAGGGTTAGTATCAGCTTCTACATCTTCAAATGTAGTTATAGGCGTACCAATCGCTCCGCTTTCGCCCAAAGAAACTACATCAGTAGGCTCATATACAGGCGCTTCGCCTTCCTCAAATTCCTGTACGACAGGAGCATCAATAGCTTCTGGAGATAATTTATCAAGTTCTCGTAATGTTCTTATTTCCCCTCTAGCTCTTGCTCCAACTCTACCAGACTCTATTTCACTAAATACATCAGTGGCTTTTTTAAACCCAGCAGTACGCATAGCTTGTCCCATAGACCTAAAGAACTCTACTATTTTATTAAGTATGCCATTTGCTTTTGGAGCTATATCTGGTTTGAAATTCCTAGCTCTATACATTTCTGCTATGGCTTCTTCTACATAAAGTTCTTCTTTAAACTGTTCATTTCGACCTACTAATTCAGGTCTGGTTTCATTCATGACTTTTGCTCGTGCATAAAATGTACGACCTTTAAAGTTGGAATCAAACCCTTCTGGAACCTTTTTACGTTTAACTTCTTTTCTTAGATATTGATATTCCTTTTCATTAATCAAATCCTTTTCACGAAAAGCATGGATCATTTCATGGTCTAAAACCTTTTCTAATTTATCTTTTATTTGATCTGGAGTGGCATTTCCGTCTGGATTAACTGCATTAAGGGAAAGAAATATAATATCAGTATTTCTATCATACTCACCTTCTACAGCTCCTTCTTTATCTGTTTGTCTTAAACCTCTAGGATCAAACACAATGCCTTCTGATGTTCTAGCTAAAGCTGATGTAGATAAAATATCATTACTTACCACAACTCCAGTCTCACTTAATCCTCTTTCGTTTAATATCTTTTTAAGCTCTTTAGCAAAAACATTTGTTCTGCCTTCTTCAATAGCTTCGTTAAACTTAATAAATTTAGGTTCTATTTCTTCTGGCGGTAAAAATTTTCTTTGTTTAGTAATTTCATCTTCTACTAATTGTTGTATAGTTTCTTCTGGGAGTTTTCCTTCCCTTCTTAATTTATCGCCAAACTCTTGTGGAGTTTCATTAAATCCTTCTATTCTCCTAGCAATATCAAAATCATGGTTTTTTCTTATTTGATATTTATTAGTTCCTTTAATTTTTTCTGCTCTACCGCTATCAACTAAATCGTTAATAAATTGTTCTGTTGCTATTTTATCTTTAGCTGTAACGCCAACTTTTAAAAGATCATCTACAGTAAACTGAACATTTCTACTTCCCATAGACGCAACAAAATTGGCAACATCTTGTCCCGTATATTTTCTAGGTCTAAAGTCTGGGAATTTAGTTCGGTTATTGAACTTTTCAAAAGAATGGAGTCGTGCTAAAAATAATTCTTTTACGCCACGATTTCTAGTTTTTGATATATCGGCAGTACCAGTCCAGCGTAAAGCTGCGTATCTAACCGCAGGGTCTTTGAAGTCTAAATCTATATTTTTGGAAGCTGCTATATCCTTAATGTATTTTAAGTTTACATTAGGTTTTTCTTTATCAGCAATTATTGAAGGTTGGGATTCCGTTTCTGATTCTTCTGTTGCTTGGAAAACTTCAGCAGTCCAGTCTCTTAAAAGTGAGTTATAGTCTTTAGCAGATAAAACTTTTTTTACTTCTGCCATTGAATAACTGGCTTTTAAATCTAATCCTTTACTATTAAGATATTTACTGGTTTCTGTAAGAAATGATTTTTTTCTATCAATCATTTCACTTGGAACATTTTTTCCAAACCATCCAGCTTCTTTTCTTTCAGCAGCGAATTTCTTTTTTAAATCATCTGAAAGCCTAGAATCAAAATCTATTAAGCTTTGAAGATTAATCTCTGTACTGTTAGGATCAAGTATTGTGCTTCCAATTTGTAGTGCAACTTTACTTTTTGGCATACCTAAAGCATAAGTAGCATTAGCTATATCTACTGCAAGTTGCTCTCTTAAAAAATCAGTTTGTTGTTTATTTTTAAATACTAAAGCGTCAGCTTCACCTTTAAATGTTTGTATTACTGGACTTTCTGTTGCATTAAGATCAACTACAGAAAATTTACCATCTGGATTTTGTATTACTTCTAAAGCTGGTGATGTTCCTACAAGAGCAGGAATTGGAATTTCTGGTTTAATTGCAACAGGCTGGTCTTGTATTTCTTCTAAAGTTCCTTGAGTAACACCTTCTTGAAATTTATCAGCAGAATTAAGATTAATTCTATTATCTCTGGTTTTTTGTTCTTGATCCCTTAAATAATTTCTGCCTCTGCTTCTTCTTGAAACTGAGTTAAGAGCTAAATCAGCTATAAAACCAACACCACCACCTACTGAGAAATCATCCCATGCACTTTCAAATATAGGAAGATCATCACTGTATAATCCTCTTGCCAATAATCGTTGCGAAATACCAGCAAACATTTCTTGACCTGCCTCTATTCCACCTTGTTGAACCGCAGAGATAAGCATATTTCTTATATCTGGGTATCTTAAAGCGTTTTTAGGAACTCTTTTTAACAATTTTTCTACAGGGTATAATTCAGTAGCCCCTATTAATGCTCCACCAAGTTCAGCAATAATTTCTTTTATTGGTCCTATTTCTGTGCCACTTTCTCTAGCCTCTTGCATAAGTCCAGCAGCTTCTGAAATACCGCCTGGTCCAACTAGAGCATAAGGTAAAGTAATTGTAGGCTGTAATAATCTAGGTAAATTTGCACCTACGCCTCTAGCAGTTAAAGCTCTGCCAGCTAAACCTAAGCCTACTGTTGGAATTAAAGAGCCTAAGCCAGCACCGAGTTTAGTGCTATATAAATCTTGATAAGCAGGATCACCAGCAAATGGACCCTCAGTTCTCCATTCTTCTTGTTGTTTTAAAAAATGTTCTGTCATGGGACTGTCGTTTCCCATGTCAAATAATTGTGAAAGCCCTATAGGAACTCTTTGAGCAGTGCCTACAAATTCTCTAGGAATTGCTTTTGCAAACTCTTTAATCCTTCCTAATGTGTCTGTTTGGTTTATATCTACGCCAAATTGACGTTGTATTATTCCAGCTAATTCTTCTCTATCTGGACCAGAAATATTATCTGGAACTTTTAATACACGACCATCTGGCAAAGTAAAGTCTGGCATTATTTATCCTGTTATCTCAAGACCAAGTTCTTTTAACCTTAAATCATCCCTTTCTGCTGGTGTTAAGTAAGGCGTACCTGTTAATTCTGCCCATTTTTTATAAGCTGCTTCGTACTGTAGTCTATAATCATCTAAAATTGTTGGATTATTGTTTCCATCTTGCTCCATTTTCATCATTTTTTGAACAGCACTCATTACATTTACTAACTGATCTGGTTCCATGTTTTCAATATCTGCTCGATATTTATCTGTTTGAGCTTTATATAAATCGCCCTGTATTCCAGATAATTTTTCTTTCATTCTTCTGTCTTGTATTGACCCAGCAAGACCAGCAATACCAGCGCCTAATTCACTCATGTTTCTGGCACCCATAATAATACCGCCAAGTTGTGCTATATCTAAACCATCGGCTTGTGGTAAGAATGAAGCCAATCCTTTTTTCTCAGCTGTACCTGTATCTTGTCTTTTATTAATATCAGCCAATAGCTCATTTAATTTATCTTGAGTTGTTTCAACAACATCTTGTTCATTTGATTTTGAAACTGCAATTTCATCATCAGTCATATAGTTATAAGCCATATTTGCGCCAACAAGACCTGTACCTGTGACACCAAGTCTGGTAGCACTCGGTATTCTAGCTGAAACACTAGGGTCTCTCATTGTAAACCCTTGTCCTCGCACTATTTTTGGATTAGGTCTAGTAAGCAATGGAGAAACACTAGGATTAGCATACCTTGCGGTTGTTGAACCTGCTTTCTTTGCTCCTTCGGCTGTAGCTGTTAGTCCTCTTTTAGCAGCTGCTAGCGCTGCACCAGAACGAATTGCACCTACACCAGCTTTACCTGCAAGGGCAAGACCTTTTAATGCAGCGGTACCAGGAATAGCCCAACTCGCATCCATTAAGACATTGCTCCAATCAACAGAGCCTAGTCCTTCTCCTTCGTCTGTATATCTTTCTCTAGCCCAACTCCCTGCTCTATCTAACCAACTATCTTCTTCTGGTGTATCAACGCTAGGAACACTAGGAGAAGATACTTCTGTTAAATCCACTGGTTGATTAAGACCAGTATCTACAGCTGGTAATGGCTGTTGTGTTCTTTGTTGTGTTTGAGAATAAATTATTGCTTGTGCAATTTCATCCTCTGACATTCCTGTTGGATCAATATTTAAACTAGCTAATAACTCCCTTCTAGCATTTGGTCCACTATATGTGGAATATGTAGTCCTACCTGTATTTTGGTACCCTGTTATGCCACCAGAAGCCATACCCATTTGAGATAATTTATCTTCTATTATAGAAGCTTTTAATTTTGCTTTAAGTCCTTTTACTTCTGATTCTGGCATATACCTTGCACCAGATTCACCATCTAAAGCATTTAATAACATAAGAAATGGTCTATATTCTTGTAAAGCACCTTCACCCATTACGTAGTTACCTTCTTTTAATCTTTTATATTCTTTATCACTTACAACATAATCTCTTGGAGTTAAAGGATAAGTAAATCTTTCTCCTTTTTCATAATCACTATATCTTTTTTTATATCTTTTTTCTTTTTCAAAAATTTCTTGTAATTGTTTGCCATAATCATCAGCAATTTCTTTATATTCTGTTTTACCTTTATTTTTATAACCTGTTCTTCCACCGCTAGCCATTTGTTGCATAGGTGAAGCAGGCATAGCTGGTGGAGAGAAAACATCGGTATTACCCGACCCACCAGCGTTCATACCTGCTAATCCTTGTTGGGGTTGTGCGTATTCAGAAACCACTTCATCCGCCACTGTCATTTGTGGTTGATTCATTGCAGCTTCTTGTGCGTTATACATTTTTTCCATTTGTGTTCTGCGTTGTATTTCGCTCAACACCAAATACTGTGGGTACCTAGAATCAGGATTCTGACTCATTTGAATAAGCTGATCTTTAGGGACGTATTCTAATTCTTCTGCTACTTGTACTAAATTTGCCATTATTTTTTAACCCCTCCCTAATCCTCTATATAGACCTAATCCACTTAATCCTGCACCTAGTACAGTTTGGAATAATCCTGGTTGTTGTTGATATGTACTTATTGTTTGTTGTGGCTGTACTGGTACACCTCTTAATAGACCGCCAAACATACCAAGCTGTCTTTGTGTCCAGTCTCTTTGACGCATGAAATCTTCATATCCCATGTCTAATCCTGCTTGTCGTAATGCTCTTTGCTGCATACCAATATCGCCTAGCAATGACATTCTTGAAATAGCATCTTGTTGCCTTCCTTGACCTGCCTGCATAAGTCCTTGAGCAGCTGCCATGTTATATCGACTAGAAAGATCATAAGCACTTTGTCTGAATTTTTCTTGTGCTTGTCTACCTGCTTGTTCAATTTGTTCAGCTGATAAACCAAGTTTAGCTGCTTGCTGTCTAGCTGCTTCACCAGCTTGATAAGCTTGTATGCTTTGTGCTCCAGCTGCTTGCATAGCCTGTTGTGTTGCACCAAAAGCACTTTGACTAAACTTCTCTTGAGCCTGTCTTGCAGCTTCCTCTTGTTGTTGTGCATTTAGACCCATAGCTGCTGCTTGTTGTTTAGCTTGTTCTCCAGCATTAAATGCTTGTTGAGCTAATTGTTCTTGAGATTGGAAGGCTTGTTGTTCTGCACCAAATCTTCCTAAACCAAATTGTCTTTCAGCAGCTAATTGTGCTTGGGCATTTTCATAAGCTGCCTGTGAGCCTCTTTGTTGAATATCTCCAAGCTGTTGTGAAAGCCCTCTCTCTCTTTCGGCTTGCATAATAGCTTCACGATAACCACCGAGTCCTCCAGATGCTGCTGCTGCATCTTCTATCCTTTTGCTAGCAATGTCTGATTGTCTTACAGCTTCTCTTTTTTGTATATCAGTAACATTTTGCTGATACGGAGACATAAATCTTTGTATATTTTGTTCATATCCTAATGGATCAACACCTTGCCCTGCTCTATATTGAGATTCTCTTGTACGAGCAGCATATCCAGGATCAAATTGACCAGCTTGATACCCACTACCATAAGCAGCTCCTTGATAACCAGCAGGTCCTTGTGCTGCTGTATATCCAGAATCAACATCTCCTTGTGTAAATTGTCCAGCAATTCCTTGTTGGCTTCCATATCTACCTGATGCGTCTATAAATTCTTGTGGAGTTCCTGCTTGTGCAAAGCCTCTTACCATAGCTTGTGATTGCAATTCATCAGGAGAAAAATAGGCTAAACGCTGACCACCATAAGGTGTATATCCTTGTAATGATTCAGCTTCACCTCTTTGTAAGAGCCTCTTAAAATATGGCTCAACGTATTCAGGTAAATCAGTGCTATAAACTGTTTGTTCGGTTGGGGCTGAACTTCCTCCGCCTCCTTTAAACTTTCTCATTTATCTTCCTCAAAATTATATTCATAAAATGTAGCTGGTCTTTTCCATTTTTTGCTATTTTTTACCCAATGCCATTGTCCATGTCTGCCAACTCCCTCTAGTCCATGACAATTACTTTCTTTAGCAAAGTTAATCATTAATTGTATTCCTTTCTCTGCCCATTCTTGCATTTTCCTTCCAGCTGTATGTTCTAGGCATAGCATCTTTTTGCCAGTTGGATAATTATTAAATAAAGTTATTTGTACGCCAGTTATCTCAAGATTACCGCTATCAAAAACAATCCATAAATTAGTTTCATTATTTATTAATTCATAATAAATAGTTTCTATATTAGTTCTTCCATTAGAACGATTAGCAGATTTTTTTAATAATTTTTCTACTTTATCCCAAATTAAAGGAACTTGATCTGTAGGAACTAATGATATTTCATAAATACCAGAAGCTTGTTTTTCTTGATCTACTGCGGGTTGATTCATGCTGGCATTACTTTATTTAAGTTAATTGCAGGCGGTTGTGTTCTTCCACCAGTTTTAGCTTCTCTGACTCTATCCATCATTTCATAAAGCCTGTTAGAACCAGCATCTGAACTGCCATCTCCTAAAGCTGAAACAACATCAGCTGGGACAATAAATTCATCCTGTGATACGGCTATCTTTTCATCAGCACCTATCATTCCAGGTATATCATCAGCCATTCCGCTGTTACCGAATCCTTCAATCTGTCCTTCTGTTTGAACATCTTGATTTGTTAAAGACCTAAGAACATAGTCTCTAAGCTGTGCAAATGTTTCAGCGCCATATTTAGCAACAAAAGCATCAACTGAATCTTGGTTACTTGATTCGCCTGTTATAAAAAGAACAACCTCTTGAGTAAGAGGGTCTTGCATTATACCTGTTGATCCGCCTTCTTGAAATTTAGTTCTTCCACCTTCTTTCAATCCGCCAGGTCCACTACCTATTTTCCCACGACTTAATCCTTTTAATGTTTCTTCATCAATAGACATGAAATCATCTCTGCTCATAGGACCAGGTGGTGTTATTACTGGTGGCTCTATAATGGAAGGAGCTTGAAGTGGTGGAGGACTAGCTATTTGCCCCATATCAAGTTCATCAATAGACATAAAGTTGTCTCTACTCATAGGACCAGGTGGTGTCATACCAGATAAAGCAGGAGCTTCATCTATTGATTGAGCCGACATTAAAGGCTCTGCAATCATAGGCTCTAAAGTAGGAATCATAGGCATTTCAACTCTTGAACCAGGTCCATCTCCATAATCAGAAGGGAGAGGTCTTGGATCAAGAATATCACCAGGAACAAAAGTATTTATTCCTACATCTTTAGCAGGTATAAAGTCTGATTCGCCTAATGTTTCTAAGAAATCTCTATTTTGATCGCCTACTTCTGGGCTTAGTCTGGCATCTTGTTGTGCTGCTAGTGCTCTTTCTCGTATGCGCTGGAAAAAACCACCTAACTCTGGGACGTTAATATCAGGAACACCAGGAAAACCAGGTGGCAAAATAGGAGCAACTACTGGATCAGTAATTGGTGTTTGTGTGGGTCCTTCACCTGGATAATATTTATATCCAGTTTCCATTAATCCTTGTGGAGCTGGTCCTGTATAAGCAGCGTATGGGTCTATAGCCTGTTGTGGTGCTATAGCCATTCCTGTCATGTTATATCCGCCTTTACTTCCCATATAAGGATCATCTAGTATGGGAGCACCTCCTGTTGTAGTAGCTGTTGCAGGTTGATTTATTGTATTTGGTTGAAAATACATTGTTTCTGGTTGAAACCCAGCCATAAAATCTGGATTAACTTCATAAGTTTGTCTTGCTGGCGTAAACCTTTGATAATCTCCACTATGCATATTTGCATCTCTTTCTTCCATTTCGCTTCTGAATGATGATGCTCCTTCCAGCAAACCACCTAGATTATATCCAGTTCTACCGCCTCCATTCATTCCAGCAGATAAAGTAGATAATAGATTGGCATCCATCATAATTGATTCATCTAAGTTAGTTGGACCTCCACCTGCTGAATAAAGAATTGGCTCTGGATAATCTAAATAAAGCTGTCTTTTTCTTTCTTCTTCCTCTCTTGCTCTATCTGCCATTTGTTGATCAAATAGTTCTTGAGATTCCATGACCGCAGTTGTACCCATGCCTGTCCCTATTCCTGCCAAAGCTGCTGGTTGAGAAAAGCCTGATGCTAGGTTTTGCATACCTTGACCAAAGCTACCTGAAAATGCGTCTTTTAAAGCAGTTGTTCCTGCACCTGTATAAGCATCTGCTGCTGCTTTTCCTGCATAATTAATGCCTTGTTGAACTGGAGCTGCACCCATAAATTGTGTTAATTGAGCTTGTCCTGCGTCATTTAAAACAGTTCCTGGTAATTGACCTGTACCTCCTACAGCTTCAATTAGTGATGGGTCTTGTAAAAGCGTTTGTGTAGCATCTGAACTAATTTGTGCGGCTTGTTGTGCTGCTGCTTCTTTTCCTACTGCTTGTGCGCCTGCGCCTTGCAGTGCATGACCCATTGCCATACCAGTTAAACCAGCTAACATACCTTTCTTGAGGTCTCCTGTAGCTGCCCATTGCGCTAGACCTGAACCTAATGCACTTGCTGTTAAACCACCCAGGCTACTAAATAATGTTGGTCCTAACATAGAACCTATTATTGGTGCTAAGAAAGGCAAGAAAGCTTCTGGCTGTCCTGTCTGTGGATTTACTGTTAATGGCATAACTTGTGATAACCCTCGCACTTCGGCAGGATTAACGTGCATCAGCATAGAATCGCCATATCTACCTTGTGCTGCTACATTATTTGCTTGTTGTTGTAGGTTCATTTGACCTCCTTTATTAAAACCTTTTGCATATTCTGGACCATAAACTTCTGACAAGATTCCTTTTAATCTAGGATCATATTGGTACCCTTGTAATTCTGGTGTAGGTCCATAAGTAGGCTCTCTAGTAACAAATTGTTGTGTTTGTTGATTATAAAATCTTCCTTCTGGTCCTGATAAATATCCTGCCAAACCTTCCATATCTCTATAATTATCTAGCCTATCTACAGTTCTTGTTGATTCCTTAAATCCTTCATTTTCTCCAGATTTAGTAGTTACATCGTAATATCTATCTATATCTAAAGGCACATCTTTATAACCCGTTTGTTGACCTAAATATTCTGGAACCTGTGGATTAAATCCTACACCTGACTGCATATTTAATTCTCTAAGCATATAATCTGATAAAGACTCAGAGTGAGTCACATCTTTAAAATTTTTGCTTCTTTTGTTCGTATCAGAATTAACGTATTCTTCTGTTTCTAAATCTAAATAAATAGAACCTCTAATCGGTAATGTTGGGGCAACATCATTATAAACTTCCTTTCTTATTGCTTCTGGCAATCTATCTTTAAAAAGTATTCTTCTTTGTTCTGCTATATATGAAGCATATTCATCTGCATCCATATTTAATTTTTTTTCTTCAATATCTTCTTGATACTTTTGAAGTTTATCTTCTGGTAATCCTTTTAATAAATTATAGGATTTAACATCCCCTCTACCAAATGCAGAAGCTTCTATTAAAAGCTTTTTATCTGCTTCATTAATATCATCACTTCTCATTAAAGAATCTAAATACTTTATTCCTGAAAGTTCATATTTTCTTATTAAAGGATTTTCATTAGTTAAATCTTCATAAGCATCTTTTGCTCTGCCATAAAAATCAAATACAGAAAATGAATCTGGACCTTGAGCAATCCAAGCAGCCAATTCATTCAAATCTTTTTGTTTTATTTTTTCTTTTGCCACTATCTGTCCTCTTTTGTTTCACATCCAAATACATTAAAGCTCATATCTACTGCGCTGGTATAAACTTTTAGTACATCTGCTTGGTTTAAAGTAATTCCAATAACTATTGCAAGCGAATCATTAGCTGCTACTGATTTATCATAGTAAAGATATTGTTTATCATCGGCACTAGCGCCTGCCACATGAACACTCAATCTAAAAGTTATTGCTGATCCTGTTCTATTTGCTGCAACTATTGAACTTATAGTAGTCTGAGTCATATCAGGTACTGTATATAAAGTAGTTACTGTTGTTGCAGCAGCATCAACTTGACCTAAGACCTTTAAAGTATCAGCCATGTTTAGCGCCCATTAATAAAAATTGATGTCTTTTCATTGCTTTAGATGTCATTGTATCTTGCAATCTTTGAACTCTTGTAATTTTTACATTCAAATCTTCAATAGTTTGTTCTAAAATTCTTCTAGTTACTGCTTCATCATCACTGTTATATTCAGGATTTGGTGTTGGTAATGCTAGCGTTTTAATATCAGCCATTATCTTTTTCCGTCAGGTCTCATTTCTAATCTTAAATCTCCAATACGCCAACCATAATATGTACCAGTATTTGATATTCTAATAGCAGCGTGTCGGCTTCTTGCTCTTGTATTACTAAATGTTGACTCAGGAGTTACATTTATTGTTTGCAAAGTAGAAAGGCTTTCAAGTGGATAATTTCTGCCTTTTATTGTGTAAGTTACTGTATCGTTTGTACTATATTGATCTCTAAATTCTACGTCAGGTATTAACTTAGAGATAAACATAAATCTTTCTCCATCTGGATTAAGATCAAAATCACTTGATTCTATGTATGCTGTAAATTCACTGCCATCGTTTGAATGACCAACTTCTTGATTGTAAAGATAATTAGTATTACTGCCTGATGTTTTCCCTGCTGCAATAGGATAATCTATAGTTGGTGCTTCTATCCAAGCAGTTCTAGTAAATCCATCATTTGTTGTTCCTATAGACCAAGCATTTTCTAAATAATTATAAGAAACATAACGATCAATTTCTGTACTATCCTTTGAAGGATAAAACCAAATTACTTCGTTAGCGCTTTCTATTGAAGCTCCAAAACATTTGAATTGCTGGTTTAAGTTTAAATCTGAAAAAACATAATCTAATACAGTACAAGGTAGCCTTTGTGCAGAACCAGAGTAAACATAGAAACCACCTCTATCCATAAAATAAACTCTATTATTAGCTATAACTGCTGCATTAGGAGCTATCAATGAAGGACCAGAAGCTATTTCTGTAAAAGAAAATATAAATGGTTCTCCTACAAATCTCATTGACATTAATCCTTGATCTGTCCAAATTAATATTTCTTGTCTAGTTTGTAGGGCACTAATAATTGTTGTGCCTTGTGATAATAGAACGCCACCAGCCTGATTTGTAGAAGTTGGTGTCCAATCAATAGAGCTTTCAGTATCAGACCAACGTACTAAAGTAGGATTAATAGAAGTCTCTCCTATAGCATTAGCACCAAAACAGATAATATGCCTATCTACATCAGATACCATTACTTGTAATGCTAAAGTTGGTGTATCGCTTGCACCAGAAAGAGATGACATGGCTACTGCTCTAGTTGATGTTCCAGAGCTTTCATCCCAATAATATATTCCTCCTCCTCTTACGCAGGCTATAAGATCATCGCCAAAATTATCTTGAGACCAAAGCCTTAACTGACCAGCGGCAGAAATAGATGAAGCTGAACCCCATGTTCCAGCACCCCACGTTTCTGCTCCCCAACCTGTTCCTTTTACATATACATCTAAACCAGTATTTATTTCATAAGTTCCATCAACAGCAGAACCTCCATTACCAGAATCGCTTGAATTAGCTGTTACTGTTGTACCGCTTGTATCTTTTGCTGTAATTTCATAAGTATTTGTAGTTAATACTTTATCTATTGTATATTCCTGATTTAATACATCAGCAGTAACATTTCCTCCTAGAGAAACAGCTTGTGCAAAAGTTACTGTATCTCCTGTAACTGCTCCATGTGATGAATCAGTAGCAACTACAGTAGAAGAACCATTAGTGGCTGCAAAAGTTATACTATTTGTAGATGTTTTTCTAATTGGAGTAACATTTGCAAATTCATTTCCTTCTTTTACATATAGTTTTAAATGAGTTCCTACTCCAACGTAATCAGTACGACCTTGATCCCTATATGAATAAAGACTTCTACAGGTTCCTAAAAAAGTATTAACAGTATTTTTTTCCCAGCCAGCCATTCTTTCAGGCTTGCCTTTTCTAAATCTTACTTTATCAGCACTATACCAACCACCTTCGTTGCTATAATTAGTGCCTTCTCGGTTGATTCCAGGTCTAAATATATATTTAGCTAATGGCATATTAGACCTCGTACCATTCCTTATCTTGAAAAAGTAAAGCTTCTGCCTCCCTTCTCCTTGTTAATCCTTCTAATACTTTTCCTCCCGCTTTATTCCATCTTTTTATTTGAAATGGAACTTCATCATACTCGCCTTCATTTAAAACTTTTAATAAAGTAGAACTTGATAAATTTGTTGGTCCTAAGTTATAAACCCATGAAACTAGCGCATCAAATTGACATTGTTCAAGTGATACTTCTACCATATCATTTATATAACCTTCATATTCAGGCATTTCTTCTTCTAATAAATGCTCAGCTTCATCTTGATTAATTTTATCGCCTTCTTTTACATCTTTAGTATGACCATATCCTATAGTCCAAACTCCTACTGAATCTTGATATGCTTCTAACTCACAACCTTCAAACTTCTTGATTAATGAAATTCCTTCTACAGATATATTCATATTATTATTCTCCCTCAACAGTATTGTTTGTAGTAACTTTTCTATAATAGACAACCACTTCTTTAAGCTCACCTATATACCTCTTTAATTCTTGCATATTGTATGCCATTAACTCATAGTCAGGTATGGACATAGCTACAAAAACAACCTGTCCATGTTCTTTTTCTAATCTTTCTAAAAATTCTTCTATATTTTCTTGAGAAACAACGTACCAATAAGGCTCTTTTAAATCTATTTCTCTTGGCAGAATAGGCTGAACGATATTTCGTTCTATAGGTTTTGTTATTATTTCAACTTCTTTATTGGGTATTAGGCTGCAACTGCAAGCCATCATCGAGATCGTCAATATTCCTACTAACTTCTTCGATGCTTTCAAATACATTTTTTGTTCCATTATTTACTCTCGGTTCTAATAGACCAGGTTTTGCTGCTGCCAGCTTAGTTAAATCATGTCTTTTAAAAATATCCAAATACCTATTCATTTCAGCTTCTATTTCTTGATTTCTACTTTGTATTTGTAGCAATCCTTCTGTTTGCAATTTGAAATCATTTTGCAAAGATTCAATAGCAAGCTTTTGTTCGGCATCTCTTAATTCGTAAGCCTTATTTAACTCAGCTAAACTTTTATTCTGATAATAAAGAAATCCGCTTATCAGAACTAAAACTCCAACTACGCCCATTAATATTTTACTCATGTTACTGTATATACATCTAAAGCTTCCGCTTTACCTTTTACATTAATACTAGAGACTAAGTTTAATTCAAAATCGCTTAAATTCGCAGTCTTTTCTCCAATTAACAAATCTACTCCCACATCTTTAGTTGCTGATTCTAGCCTTGCAGCTGTATTAACTGGGTCACCTATAGCCGTATAATCAAACCTAGTTTCACTTCCCATATTCCCTATTACAGCTTCTCCAGAATTTATACCTATTCCTATTTCTATTCCTAAATTGGCTTCTTCCATATTCTTTTTAATCTCAATAGCTGCTTTTATAGCTTTATCTTCATGGTCATTTAACTCTATAGGAGCATTAAATATAGCCATCATTGCATCGCCAATATATTTATCTACCATGCCACCATATTTTTTGACCGCATTTTCTTGAATAGTTAAAGTTGCGTTCATAATAAAAGTTACATCTTCGGGCGGTAAAGTCTCTGACATAGAAGTAAATCCTCTAACATCAGTAAATAGAAATGTTGCGTATCTTTTTTCGCCACCTAGTTTTAATAACTCAGGATTTTTCTGCAATCTTTTAACCTGTCTTGGATCAATATAATGCTCAAATTGTTTTTTAATCTGCAATCTAAGCTTAAATTGTTCTCTAAATCTAAGATAAAAAGCTACTGTTGCTGTAATAAACTGAGATATAAGAGACCAAGTAAAATCTATTAATATTCCAGCACTTATATAATAAAAGCCCATATAAGCGGTTAGAGACATAATTCCTATTCCTGACACCAAACCCCATGTTATTCCCAAATATTGCAACAGGAGCCATATAAACGCTATAGAAATGGAAAATACTAATAACTCTACTGCTACAGCATAATCTGGTATATACGGACTATCTTGTATCAAAATAGACTCAGATAACGCAGCTTGTATTTTATGTGGCTCTAAAAGACCTACAGGAGTAGCAATTTGTGGCATTACACCAGCTGCTGTTACTCCAACAAATACAAACTTTCCATCTATATCAGCCTTTCCAGAAAATAAATCTTGTAAAGAAAATTCCTCTGTATCTACCCAACTTATCCATTTTCTTCCTAGTGAATCAGTAGGGATAGGAGGCAAGTTTTTAACTCTTATTTCTTCAATTCCATTTTCATTTGTTTTTATCAAATAAGTATCAGAATTAGCTAATATCTTTAAAACCTCTGTACCATAAGCCGAAACCCATCCATCAGGAGTTCTCATTAATAAAGGCATCCTTCTGACTAATTGATCTACATCTGTAGGAGCTATAGCAATTCCTTGAGAAGCGTTATTTTTAAGAATATCTATATTCTGTATAACGCCTGTAGCTTCATATCCGCCTATATCTTCACCTAAAATAACTGTGCCTGTTGTTTCTGGATAATCTCCATTGTCATTTTCAAACATAGCTAGAACACTAGGCGCATAAGATAAAACTTGTGAAAACTCTGCATCTCCTCCAAATCTATCTGGCTGTGGAAAGGCTATGACCCAGCCAACGCCTAATGCTCCGTTATTTAAAAGGTCTAAATGTATCTCTGATAATCTTTTTCTAGGTAAAGGATAACCACCTTCGTTTTCAATATCTTCTTCATTTATAGACAATATTGAAAAATAATTTGATCGTTCTTTTTCTGGTACAAATTCATCAAATACTTTTAATTTTAATATTTCTAAGGGAGTCCATTGTTGTACTAAAGGAATACCTAATAATATAAATAAGCCTAAAAGCTGTATGTATTTAATCACTCTGATCTATTGTTAAAGTTTTATTGCAATTTGTAGTGCAATTATAATTAACTGTAATGCTTTTATTGGTAGCACCTGACTGACTAGCAGTAACATCATAGTCATCTGTATAAAAATTCAGTCTCATATAATGATCTCCACTACCAGTTTGAGTTATAGAGGCATCATTATTATCTGCTGAATTGCTAGCATAAATCTTAGCGTAATGTTCACCAGAACCAGATTGAGTAATAGAAAAATTTGAATTGTCTCCAAATGCTCTTATTTCGCCCTCTTTATCATTACCATTTTGAGTAATTGAATAAACATTATTATCGCCCTGCATATAGATTTCAGCATCATTATCATTGCCGTTTTGTATAACATCCATATCATTTCCGTCATCATCAGCATCTATATAACCAAAATTATCATTACCATCTTGGTCTATTTTGTATTCATTACCAGTATGATTAGCTACTTGACTATAAGTTCTAGCAACATTATTCATCCCATTTTGATCTATATCTATTTCTGCATTACTACAATTATGGGTTGTATAAGTGCCTTGAGATAAGCCACACCATACTCTTGCTGTGTTACTTGTACCTATCTGGTCTATATGTATAAGAGAGGAGCTACCTTTTGTCCTTACCTCTGCTGAATTATCTCCAGCATAAACAGCAATAGAGATAAGACTAATCAGACTGGTTAATAATAATCTCATTTTCGCCTCCTCCATTTACTGTTAAATTAATTAATTTTCCAGCAGATAATATTTGTATGCTATATCCGCTTTCTTTGTCTAATTGCAGGTCTATTGTATTTTCAACTTGTCTGAACAAAGAAAATACCTCACCTTCTACAAATGTATAAACTTGTGCGTTTTGGTCAAATCCAGGAATTATTCCTTCTATTTTAACTCCATCTATTTCACCTTCATCAGCATCATCTTTACCACCCGCAGATAATTCTTCTATGGTTTCTAATAAATCTTGTAAAAAATCAACTGATAATAAATCTATATCTAATCTAGTTATTTCATCTTGCAATTCATCTTCTGATAAATCGCTATCATCATCTAACTCATTTTCCTCAAGTAAATCTATATCTAGCACATTGCTAGCAGTTTGTGTTTGTTCTTCTATAGCCTGTTCTACTTCTTCTGGTGGAGTAACAATTAATAAATTATCTATAAAATTTAAAGACATATTTACTAATGTTACTGGTCTAGTAGGCGGACTTTCGCTCATACTAACCATAGTTGCCTGATAAGGTTGATTTAAAATTTCTGTACCTGCTAATGTTTCTACTGTGATTTCTCCAGAAGAATTGCCATTAGCATCGGGCAATAAAATAACTAATGATCTCCCTAATTCATCTACTGTTGTAGTGAAATCTGTCCCTCTAATAAAAATTGAGGCACTTGGAGTTCTAATAGAAATATTTTCTTTATCTATTCTTCCCAGTGCACCAGTAATAAATCTGGCTGTTCCGCTTGCCATTTGGAGCGCCATTTTGCTTTTACTTGGGTCAGGGTCATAGATATATTCATCAATAACAATCTTAGAATGTTCAGTAAGCCGTATGACAGAAGAATCAAGAAACTCAATACCGATACGACCATTACCAGTGCGGACATCATCATAGCTAAGAATATCCAAATCATTTGTTGCCAATAGTCTATCTGACTGATTCGCTCGTAAAATTTCTCCATTTCCTCTTAACTCAGATATTTTGCCTATTTCAGCATAGGCGTTATTAAAGGGTATTAATATTAATATTAACAGCCACTTGTGCATTGGTCTATGTCTATAGTCCCATTGCTTGTAGTAGCAGTTATGACTACTACATCAGATACACTACCAGTGCTATTAGTCTGGTCTATATCTATATTATTAGTATTTCCAGTTATTGTTGCTGTTATTGAGTGATCTGCGTTTCCAGTTTGTGTAGTGTCAATATCATTAGAATCACCATCAACATTCCAGTTATTAATACAACCAACAACTTCACATTTTGCATTAATATCATTAGAAGTACCCGCTATAACTATATCTTGATTACCAGCTGTTGCTGTTGCATCTGCGCCTTGTGTAAAGGTTACAGCATTAGAATCACCTGTAGCAGCTAAATCAAAGTCTGTATTAGCAACATCTCCTGTAGCGCCAAATGCTAATGTAGTTGAGTTACTATCTCCTGTAGAAGCTAATGTAAAAGATGTACTGTTACCTTGAGCTATAGAAGCTGCCAAAGTATTTGAATCTCCTACTTGATCTACATCTACTGTCATAGAAGTACCGCTAAATGTAGCTCTAGTTTGTGATGTACCAACTACATTACTATCGCCAATTTGGTCTATATTCATAGTTAAACCAGTACCAGATTGTGTTATATAAATATCGTTATTCGCTGCAAAAAGAGCAGGCGCAATTAAAATTAACAATATTTTTAAAAGATTTTTCATTTTACCTCCTCACTTAATAGTGAATAATCAAAATCCCAAAATTCTTGTTCTATGCCTTTCATTATTATTTGATAAACAGCTTCTTCTATCGCTGATCTAGTGGCATAACCTACAGCTTCATTTTCAGAATAACCTGTTTCAAGCTCAACTAATTCAGTTCCCATTTCTATAAATCTAAAAACATCTCGGCTAGTACCTGCGCTCAAAACTGTTTTAGAGACCATAGTGTTTAAAATTACTTCTCCTGTTTGTACGAGAACTACTCGTATTGATACTGTTATTTCGTCTTTTCTCCATTGATTGCTTGAGCCTATCCCAAGATAACGAGCGCCATTACCGCCTGTTCCTATATTTGTGTCATACTGAATAATGCCTCCTTCAAATATAAGACCTGCAAATAAAAGAGGTTTTAATGTATTACCTACTTCACCATCATAAGTTTGTCTTGTGTTTTTTATTAGTTGTCGTTCTTTTGTTAATGAGTCTAAAGAAGCCCTTTCAACCACAACAAACCATGAACCATCGCCAGCTGAACGCAAAGCATCTATTAAATATTGATCTGCTCCTTGAGTAACTGCTGTACTAAAAAGCGCCATTTTTTGTGAGCTTTTTCGTTGCCCAGTTAAATCTTGAAAATTATAAACAGCAACTACTGCTTGCTGATTAGGCTTTGATAAAGATTTTAACTTTTCTTGCGCTGGTCTAAGTAATTTAGGTTCTTCTACACATTCTAAAAAAGAAGCACATCCAGTTGATCCTGGTGGTGAATAGCTAGCACAACTAGCTAAAATAAAAGGAATAATTAAATATATTCCTATATGCCACAGTCGTCTGAACATACACCAAATATACCTATGGGTATAACAATAGTTGTAATATTCCCATCTGCATCTGTAACTGTTAGGGTAATATTTATCCCGTCATTTACAAAAGTTATTATACTGCCTTCTAATTCTATACTTCCTCCTGTTCCTCCTCCTTCGGAGTTAAACAGGCTTTCAGCTATATCTCTTGATAACTGACTATAGATTCTACTTTCTAAATTTCTTAAAAACTTTGCTAGTGTAGTATTTTCAGCTTCACGCTCAGCTTCTTTAAGAGCATTTTCAACCTTTTCAGCTTCTTCATCCCTTCTAGTTTTTTCTTGTTCATCAATGGTTAAATAATGTGAAGATGTAGCTATACCACTAAAACTAGGACTCTTAAACTCTTGAACTATTTGGTCGGCAGGTAAAATTCCAGCATAAAAGAATAATATTAAATAAAATAATGTACCTAATCCTATAGAAGCAAAAAAAAGCCCTAAACTACCATTATTTTCTTTTGTTCCTTTTTTGCTCATTTTCTTCCTTTTCCTTTAGTTCTAATGCTGTATTTACTTTCTCCTGTAGCCTTATCATATCTTGATCGAGTAATCTTAATTGATCGGTTAAACGAATAATCGTAGTTTTCATACTTTCTACTGCTGGGTCTATTTTGTTAGTGATAGTTTGCCAAACAAAATAAACAAAATAACCTAGACCAACTACCATAACTACTGGAAAACCAAAGTCTGAAACTAATTGGACTATATCCATTAGTCTCTCCGTGCGTCTATCTTTCCATCTTCTACAAAGTTTTCTGCTCTAGCTATTCTATCTAAATCTGGAGCTAAATTTAAAGCTGCTGATACGCTAGTATCTATACGAATAATGTCATTATTCATTATAGAAGCTCTTGTTATAAGCATCTTTGATATTCCTTGTACTTGTTTAATTTCGCTTACGAGATTATCCATAAGCTGTTTCATTACAAGAAATATAAAAAATCCCATAATTAATCCACTTGCTATTGGCAGACCTAATTCTGCTATAAGACCAAATGTTTCTGACATTTATTCTTTACCTTCTCCTTTAAAGCTTTTAGAAGCTCCAGAGGTTCCTGCATAAAGTCCAAACCAAGCTGCTCCTGCACCAACAATTATAGATATAAGACCAGATTGTTCTAAGCTAGGAGATTCTAAAGCCATAAACCACATCGTAGAATAATAAAGCAAAAAGATATAAACGCTCAAAAATACTCTTGGAAATATTCTCCAAGAGTCAACTGCTTGCGCTAAATGAATCCATTTTTGATGGGGGTTTACATTTGTAGAATCTTCTAATTCTCTAATTTTATCTTTTAAATCAGATATTTCCCTAATCATGTCCATAAACTTGTTGAGGTCCATTTCAACTTCATTACGATCCATGTCTCCACCAAATTTACTACTGCTATCATTCATCAGGTATAAATACTCCCATTTCAATTAATTTTGTTCTATTTGATTGATGCACTGCTTCTATAGCTTGTTTGCTTTGACCAAAATAAGCTGCTGCATGAAAATTATCAACCATTGACTGGTTAATATTTATTCCATCAACTACTATATCACCTAAGACTCTACCAAATTTTCCTCTTGAGTCTTTTAGTTTTGTTTGAATAACAACTTTTTTGCCGTTATTAATAGCATCCTCTAAGAAAGATTTTGCCAGTTTTCCTCTAGCCTTCTCATCCAAGTTACGAGTGCGTGACTCGGGAGTATCAATACCATATAGACGAACACGAGACTTATAAAGAATATCAAAGCCGAGATCAAGAGTAACATCGACAGTATCTCCATCAACGACTCTTTCAACTTTGCAACCATACTCATACATATCAATTATCCTATAAATTTAGCTGCAACGATAGTTGCAACAATAAAAGGATATATAGCCCAAAGCATAGCTTCAAGTTTATCAAAACGCTTTGACCCAGCTTCCAGCCTTTTATCAATACTTTTGTATAATGCTTTACATTCTCTTTCGTGAGACTCTATGGCATTTAAAGCGTCCCTCGCTGTTGCCATTATTTATCGCCTGCTTTATTTTTGGCTTTACCAATATTTAATGCAAAAAGATCAATAAGTTTATATAGCTTACCAATCCATACATCATCTTTAGGAGTTGGCGTAATAGCAGCAACAATAGATGATACTGTTACTATTAAAGTTATTAATCCAATAATATTTGAAATTGCTTCCATTATTCTTCCTCGTTTGTTGTTAGTTCTTGTTCAGCCATATCCCAACAATTAAGATTAGAAGCGACAGTTCTTCTTTCGCCCTCTCCCTTAAAAGGATATACCATGTGTTGCAACCAGGAAGGGAAAACTAACAACTTCCCGACTTGTGGTTGAATAACAAAAGATTGAGGTGGTCTCAATCTATCTGTGTCCATTAAACTGTTTCTTCCATACTGAAAAGCGATATACCCATCACAATCACCAGATGTATTATATAAAGAATAGTTAGGTGATCCAGCTACAGGTTGATCTAGTATTTGTTGTGGTACTTTAGTCCAGCCAGTAGTAGATATACCCATTATGGTTTTAGTGCCGTGATCGTGTATTGGGTTGTAATCGCCTTCGTAACTGTGTACTGACCAAGTTTCATCAACAGCTACGGCTTTAGGCTTATTAAGACTCGTGCCAGTGTTTTGAGAAAAGAAATTAATATAATCTGCCCCCAAACCACAAATAAAGTTTGTATATTCTTTTACTCTAGGATCATCATTGTCCATAAGTAATTGTTCACCTTGTGCTATTTGTCCTACTAAAGTATCAGCTAATGACTTTTTATTTTTATCATCAACGTATTCGTCAAGATAATCATTCAAGTCCTCAACCATGCTCATAGGCATTTCGGTTTCCATAACATACACACTAGGCATATTATGTACTGTTACCTCAGCCATGTTTAACTAGGTACGCTAAATGATTCGTCAGGTACTGGCTCGCTAGGCGGGTTAGTAATAACCGAATCAACCTGACTAGCAAATATTGCATCCCAACGTGATACAGGACACAACGCTACTAAGTCAGCGTTACTGAACGTGCCTTTTGCTGCTTTAGTAAAGTTATTTGTTACTGCTCCCGATGCTGGGTCAGTATCAGACGAATTTACATCTACACTAAATGTACTGGTGTAGTATGTTGCATCGCCTTCGCTATCATTCTCGTATTGCATTTCCAAATGCCATTTTTCCACTTTACTGGATTTGACATAAGGAATGGTTCTTACAAGTTTTTTGCTTACTGCCATTTTTTACTCCTTATTTAAGTTTATCTTCTAATTCTTCGACCTTTGCCGAGAGTTCTTGTACTGCTTTAGTTAGCATAGGTATTAAAGCTGTTTCACCAACTCTTTGTTGTCCAGTAGCATCATCATCATCCCACATACTAAAGCCATCTTTAATATCACTGTGTTTATCAATAGCTGCTTTAACTTCTTGTGCTATGAAACCATGTTGACTTTTTTCGCTTTTATAAACCTCTGTAGAACCTTCTTCGTAAGCCTTAAATTCTTTAGGTAAATCACCTTTATTTCTATAGTTAAAGGTTACAGGTCTTAGGTCATTTATAAAGTTTAATCCGACTGTAGAATCTTCAATGTCTTTTTTAACTCTTTCATCTGATACTGTTGCCCAAGTTGCTACACCATGTTGTGCTCTAATATCGCTACTAGAAATACCAATAGTTGTATAACCAGTAACAGCAGTAATCTCGTAGCCCATAGCGTTACAATTATTGCTTGTAGCATCTCCTGTATCAATCAAATCTCCAATTAACGAACAATAACTAGCGGTAGTTATATTATCTCCACAGTTCTTTCCAATAGCTGTATTATAACCACCAGTAGTACACGCTCCTAAAGCACTATAACCAACAGCTGTATTATCTACACCAGTGGTACAAGCGTCTAATGAGGAATGTCCTACAGTGGTGTTCTGAGCACCTGTGGTATTAGCCCCTAAAGCCCCATATCCGACTGCACAATTGTTCCCACCTGTGGTGTTAGCGTCTAAACTATAAGTACCGACTGCTGTGTTTTCACTTGCTGTGTTTAATTTTAACGCATCTTTACCAACCGCAACATTTTGACCTCCTGATGTAGTTGATAATAAAGAACTATTACCAACTGCGGTGTTGTTAGAAGCTGTAGTGTTTGCTGATAAAGCACCATATCCAAGACCAGTAAGACTACTTCCTGTTGTACTAGCGTCTAAGGTATCTGCACCTACAGCTACGTTATATCCTCCTGTAGTGTTTGCTGCTAAAGCATTTCCACCAACGGCTGTGTTATATGTTCCTGTAGTGGCTGAGGATAAAGCTGCATAACCAAAGCCTGTATTATAGGTGTCTGATGCAGTAGAGGGTTCCATTGTTCTTAAAGCACCATAACCCATTGCGGTATTTCTACTTCCATCAACATTTGTTTCCAGAGAATAAGTACCGACTGCTGTATTATAAGTACCTACAGTATTTGCTTTTAAAGCATAATAACCAATAGCAGTATTATTATCTGCTGTGGTATTAGAAACCATAGCATCAACACCCATTGCAACATTATATGCACCTGTGGTTGTTGCTAACATAGCACCTTGTCCTACTGCTGTGTTATAACCCCCTGTAGTTGCAGCCCCTAAAGCATTTTGTCCTACTGCTGTGCTGTAGCTTCCAGTTGTATTTGCATCTAAAGCATTTGCTCCGACTGCTGTGTTAGAGCCACCAGTAGTATTTGCTTCTAAAGCTTCTGAACCAACAGCTGTATTAGAAGCTCCAGTTGTGTTTGCTTCTAGTGCTTCGTAACCAACTCCTGTATTGTATGCTCCTGTAGTTGCTGCTAAAGCCTCCCTACCTACAGCCGTATTTGCACCCGAAGTGGTATTAGCACTTAAAGAACCATAACCAAGAGCAGTGTTAGAAGAACCTGTTGTTAAGGCATCGCCTGCAAATGTACCTATAACAGTATTAGCTGCACCAGTAGTATTAAGTAAAAGTGCGTGTTTACCTACAGCTACATTACTGTCGGCTGTAGTGTTTGCACTTAGAGCTTCATACCCAATAGCTGTGTTGTTGTTTCCTGTGGTATTTGCATCTAAACTTGCGTAACCCATTGCAACATTACCATTTCCTGTTGTATTAACTGCCATTGATGCACGACCAACAGCCGTATTACCTGCTGCTACATTTACTTCTAATGCTTTTCGTCCTACAGCAACATTATCATCAACAGTTTCACTGGTAGTTAAAGCATCTTCTCCTATAGCTACGTTATGATCCCCCGAAGTATTAGCATCTAACGCTCTTGCACCCACAGCAGTATTACCAGCACCACCTGAATTTGAAAGTAATGCGTTTCTTCCTACTGCCGTATTGTTACTTGCAGTTTGAGCATTAGTTAAAGTTCCATAACCTATTGCTGTATTTGAATCTCCTGTAGTGTTGGCATCTAAAGCATAAGTACCAAGTGCAGCATTAGCTGTTCCTGTGGTGGTGGTATACATAGCTTGAAATCCAACTGCCGTGTTGTTATCTGCTGTTGTGGCTGCTTCTAAAGCATTTTGACCTACAGCGGTATTTTGACTTCCTGTGGTGTTATCATTTAAACTAAACGCACCCACACCAACATTAGAAGTTCCTGT